TGGATGCCGACATGTTTGTACGTGCAGACATAGCAGGTATCTTTGATGTCTATGGAAAGAACACAGAGTATGCAGTACAATGCGTACAACATAAGTATGAACCAGAGTCCTCTATTAAGATGGACGGTGTAGCTCAGACGAGATACCGCAGAAAGAACTGGTCTAGCTTTATGTTATTTAATTGTAGTCACCCATCTAACTTAAAGCTTACAGTAGACGATGTTAATCTTCGGACTGGTGGATGGCTCCATTCTTTTGGGTGGCTAGATGACGAAGAGATTGGTGCTATCCATCCTGAGTGGAACTGGCTAGACGGTTTCTCTGACCCACAAGTCGAGGCTAAGAACGTACACTTTACTACAGGAGGTCCTTGGTTTGATAAGTGGAAAGCCAGCCGACCTGTTGAAGAAGCTTATGTAGCAGAATGGCTAGATGCAGAAGCAGAAATAACAACACAACTAATACTGGAGAACATGTAATGACATACACTTTTGTAACAAGCTTTCATAAGAAACACGAGGATGTCTATGCACGTATGATGCTTGAGTCCGTAGCTAAGAACTGGAAGCCAAGTGACACCAAGCTTATCGCTTACGTTGAGGGCTATGACAGCCTTGATGAACTACCATTAAACAATTTTGACGGTGTTATTGAGTACCGCCATATTGAAAGTATTGATGCACGTAATAACTTTATTGAACGTAACAAAGATAAGAATGGTAACTTTGCTGAAGCCCCATACAACTATCGTATGGATGCGCTTCGCTTCTGCCATAAAGTATATGCGCTGACAGATGTAGCCCTTGAGATGTTAAACAATCAAGACCAAGGATGGCTTGCATGGATTGATGCTGACACAGTTACAAAGAAAATGTTTAAGGCAGAAAATGCTGCTAAGATTATGATTCCAGAGGTAGACATTGTACACCTTGGTCGTATTGATATTGACTATAGCGAGACAGGCTTCATGGCATTCAATATGGCGTACCACAATGCAGCATCTTTGCTGATTGATTTACGTGGTGCTTATGACACAGATGAAGTGTTTGGTTATCGTGAGTGGACTGATGCCTTTATATTTACACGTCTACTTAAAATCTACGAAGCACATGGAGCCAAAGTTCGTAACCTTTCAGAAGGTGTACGGGGTCTGTCTGTCTTTGACCAGTGCATGTTGGACGAATACTTTGTACATAACAAGGGCAACTTAAAGTTTGATGTTGCTGCTGTAAAAGAAAAGGCAAACAGTGTATCACAAGATGTTACTGGACCAGGAAGATATAAACAACTAGCTTCCCTTGTACGCCACTACTCACAAGATAAAAAAGTATTTATTATAGCAGAGACTGGGACATGGAATGGTGGGCGTGCTATTGAAATGGCGCTTGCTGCTTACGATAACGTAGATGAAGTACACTACATGGGTTTTGATTTGTTTGAGCAAGCTACTGATGAGACAGACAAGCTTGAGCTTAACATCAAGGCACACAACTCAGAAGACTTGGTTAACAAAAGGCTTGATGACTTCTCACAGAAGATGTTAGAAAATGGTAAAACATTTAGCTGGAGCTTGTATGCTGGTAACACCAACGAAACAATGGAGCAGGTTAGCTTTGATAAGGTTGACTTTGCTTTCATTGATGGTGGGCATTCATACGATACAGTACAGAATGACTACGGCTTCTTACGTGACGTAGACGTTGTTGTCTTCGATGACTTCTACTCTGTGGAGAAGGACAAAGAAATGCCAGAGGAACACAAGGGCATTATCAAAACTATTGAAGAGATTAAAGACCGAAACAAAAAGGTACTGCCTTCTCAAGACGGCATGGCATTAGGTGGTAACGTACACTTAGCTGTTGTAACCAAACCAGATGTAAAAGATATTCCCAAAGAACTATCACGTGTGCCTATTATTATTAAGCCTAAAGATTCTATGCCACAAGAACATATCAAAGATAACATTAGACACAATGTACCTAAGATTGGTGAGTTTGATTGGGTTAAAAACTATAAGCCAACCAACGACCATGCGATTGTAGTGTCGGGTGGTACATTAGATTTCAAAGAGATTCGAAAAGTTCAAAAGAAAACAGGTGGTAAAATCTGGTGTGTTAAACACGCATACCCACGCTTGTTAGCTGAAGGTATTAAGCCATATGCCTGTGTCATTCTTGACCCACGTCCTATCGAAGGCACAAGTACACATGGCATCGTGCGAACAGAGTTGTTTAAAGAGATTGACCCAAGTACATTATTTATCATTGCCTCTATGACCGACACATCTGTTGTCAATTACATTATGGACAAGACAAATAATGTTATGGGCTTCCATGCCTTTACTGATGGCATCAGAGATGAAAGCATCAAAGATAAACTTGTAATTGACCCATCCCTCCCAATTCCAAACGGTACATCATTAGTGTCAGGTGGTACGGCATCAGCTACTCGCACGTTAGGATTGCTTGAAACTCTTGGTTATAGGAACATCCACATGTTTGGCTTTGATTGTTCTGTCCCAGAGAAAGTGGCAAAGAAAAACCAAGACTCTAAAGATGAAGCAGGTAATCCTAAGTACATGCACGTTGAGATTAACGATGTAAACTACTGGACTACTGGTGAGCTTCTTGCATTGGCTCAAGACTTAGAGAAGATGCTAGAGAAAAAAGACTTAGCACTTAACCTAAAGTTTTATGGAGACAACAGCTTGGCTCGTGGTGTGTGGGACATGTCTCACTACAGCAAGAACTCTCAAACATTCAAGGAATATATGAATGTCCGCTCTAAATAAACGTATGGAGAAATTCTGCCAGTCGTATCTTATTAGTAAGAACGCTACGCAGTCTGCCATCTCAGCAGGATACTCTGAACGCTCAGCACACAACCAAGGCTGGAGGCTTCTAAAAGAACCACAGATTGTAGAGCGTCTAGCAGAACTTGAGTCTGAATACAACACAGATGTAGATGTTATTACAGAGCTTGAGAAGCAGTATGAGGCAGCTAAGGCAAACGGCAATGGTGCTACGGCACTTAAAGCTCTTGAGATTCTATCTCGTATACGTGGCAACAGTGCTGATGACGATGCACCACAAAACATTGAAGGACTTGAGGGTCGCATCTGTGCATCAATGCAAATCATTGGTAAAGAAAAAATGTATGAACTACTCATGCAAACATTTCCAGAAGACTTCGATGAAGACTATGAAGAACCAGAAGAAGAATATACTGATATAGTAGAACAAGTAATGGAAGAAGATTACGATATACTTGAGGAGCTAGACGATGAAGCTACCACCAGTGAATAAGTTTGGAGAAAAGACTGCTCTGATTACAGGCATTACAGGACAGGACGGTGGTTATCTAGCAGAGCTATTGCTTGAAAAGGGTTACACAGTACACGCCTTGTGTCGCCGTGTGTCCTCAGAACCATCCTCTCGTATAGCACACTTAGTAAAAAACCCTAACCTTACACTGCACTATGGTGACTTGTCGGATTCAGGAAGCCTTATGCGTCTGTTTGATACCCACTTATTCGATGAAGTATACAACCTAGCAGCACAGTCACACGTTAGAGTATCGTTTGACGTACCAGAATACACTGCTGACGTGGACGGTATGGGGGTATTAAGGCTGCTGGAGTGCATCCGTTCCCTTGGTATGGAAGATTACACCAGATTCTATCAAGCGTCCACCTCTGAGCTTTATGGTAAGGTTGTTGAAACGCCGCAATCAGAGACTACACCCTTCTATCCACGCTCTCCTTACGGGGTGGCTAAGCAGTTTGGATTCTGGACAGTAAAAAACTATCGTGAAAGCTATGGCATACACGCATCCAATGGTATCTTATTCAATCACGAATCACCTTGGCGTGGCTCAGAATTTGTTACGCAGAAGATTGTACAGGGTGTAGCTAACATTGCACGTGGTAAGCAGGAGTTTATTAGCCTTGGTAACTTGGATGCCCAACGTGATTGGGGACATGCTAAGGATTATGTCGAGGGTATGTGGCGTATGGTGCAGCATGACCACGGAGATGACTACGTGTTAGCTACTGGTGAGCTTCATTCAGTACGTGAGCTAGTAGAGATTTGCTTTAGAAAGGTAGACATGCGTATCCGCTGGGAAGGTGAAGGCATCTTTGAGAAAGCCTACGATGAGAATGAAAATATGGTAGTCAATATCAATCCTGAGTTCTACCGACCAGCTGAAGTTGACTTACTGCTTGGTGATTCTACCAAGGCACGTGAAGTCCTTGGCTGGAAACCTAGCTATACCTTTACTACTTTGATTGAAGAGATGATGGAGTCTGCGCTTAAGGTTTCCTAGCAAGCGCACTGCCAGTCAACAACGCACCGAAAGATAGATGAAATAATCCACCGCCCTTTAAAGTAAATGGGTCGTGTTGATACGTCAAGGGCTTAACCATTTCTTTAGCTATGTCGTCACCCATACCGTGCATGTGTATCTGGTGTAGTCGTTGGTCAATAACTACATTTGTTGGGCGGTTAAGTCCAATCCATACTGGTACTACAATAAAATCAAACACACATATTAAAGCATAGACAGCAGCTAGAAAAGCTTTCCAGCCGTCATTATCCTTTAACCAGGATACAGCCCTGACCATTACTTCTTAAGTTGAGTAATAGACTTGAGTCCAAAGCTTGCAGCAATAGAAGCAAGGATACCATACTGTAACCATTCAGGTGCAGTACGCAAGAAGTCAAAGCCCTGCTGCATGTATGGTTGTAGAGGTGGGACAAAGCTTGCTACAATCATAGCAATAAAGCATAACGTCCATGCCTCATCCTTCCAGCTGTTGTCTGATGAAGACATAGCCATTGATTCCCAATCACCGTCCTGCTTAGCCTTCTTAGTGACAGCTTCAATCTTAGCTACCTCAAGCTTAGCTTTAGCCTGTGCTTTTTCTTGTTTACCTTTTAGCCATGTGCCTGCAATATTAGCTACAGGTGCTATCAATGTTTGCCACATAGTTCTCTCTCCTATCTATTGGTCAATTTCTTCTTGTACTAACACGCCTTCACCAAATGTAGACATCTCATGTGTCCCAGACAGCGACTGAAGCTGGAACTGAATGTCTGTTTTTTCTGTATACTTAAACGGATACTGCCTATTAATATCTAATGTACCGTCAAAAGTAGAACGTGCAACATTTACATATAAACCTGAAGTCATATTTTGTGTGTTGTTTCTAAAGACAGCTGGTTTGTTAGACGTGCTATCAGCAGAGAAAGCAGAGATACGATTTAAATAAAAAGAATGCTGCCTTGGTACAGTAAAGATAGCTGACTGACTAACACCATTACGAGGACGAACGCCACCATATACAGTTCCACCATTTGTTACTTGAATAAATCCATCGTTAGCGTTACCATTTAAATACAAAACATTGTTAACTCTAAAGAACTGTTGTGTAGTAGCCGTTGCAGTTGCTGTTAAGTTAACTGGCGCTACTTCAGAAATAATATCGTAGTTAGAATCAAGTCCCGTAATAACAACATTGTTACCAACATCGGCAGTTACGTTTGTAGTTACAGTTAAGTTAAGAGCAGAAGTAGGATAAGTATATGCCTGCGGTAATTCCCACACAGGAATAAAACTGCCAGTGCTTACACTAACATTATATCCAAAGATATTCTGTACACTATGACCTTGAATTTGACCTCGTGCTACTTGTAATTCAAATGGTTCTGATGCACCCGTCTTTGTAACTGAAGAAATCTTGCTCATTATTCTACTCCTAACTCCATCATTAATGACAACCGTTCAGCACGTCTGCCTACTTGTCTTGCCCATTTACTATCTAACATTTCTCCCGCTGCTTCTGAGTAATCTCCGCAGTGTATTGCTGCCCACATTTTTCGAAAGCCTGTAAGACGAGGAATACCGACATTAAAAGCCATAT